TGGGAAGAAGAGGACAAGGTGGAAGACCTCAAGATGATGCTTGCTCAGGTCGAGGTAGGCGACTACGTGATTGCCTTCGGGAAGACCACGACGGGCGCGGAGGTGACGCGTACAGGCGTCCTGTTGGCTGAGCCCCAGGACATGAGGGCCACACACAACGGGGAGAAGGTTGCCGCAATCCGGGTGCGGGTTGGGGAGGCAGGCACCGACCCCGCGAAGCGGTCGACCTGGACCACGCTGATTCCGGGGCACGGGAGCATTCGACCCGCTGAGCATCCGAAGGAAGCCGACCAGGACCAGGAGCCCGAGGCCGCCGAGCCCGCCGGCACCTCCGAGCCGGGTGAGATCGAGTGGCGCTCGGTTGCGGCTTCGACCATGGCCCATACAGGTCCGTTCCTGTACGGAGGGAAGGGGACGAAGGGCACCTCCCCGCAGCGGCCTGTGAAGGCCACCGTAGGTAACCAGTGGTCTGGTCACCTGGAACTGGTGGCGGTCGACTCGGGAGAGGTTGTGGCCTCGCCCAAGAACGTCAGCAAGGTATGGGTCGCCAGGGTCCCGGAGGGCTGGCAGCCCGAGCCGGACGACCACCAGGCCGTGACCGAGCTGGAGCACGGCAAGCCGGTTCACCACGTCGACACGGGCGAAGTCGTGGGCTTCTGGACCCCGGAGAGGTTTACACCAATTGAAGAGGTCCCGGGGTACACGGCCAAGTAGGGGCGCGAACACTATGAACAAAAGACCGCCGGGCGCGAAAGCGGTCAGTCACCCTGTTATAGCGGAGGTAAAGAGGGCCGCTATGGGTGCACGGAGCAAGGAAAGTAAGGCTGCCCTTCCCTCGCTGATGCCGAAGGCGCGTCGCTCAACGCCCCTTGCGGTGCAAGGGCGTTACGGACCTCTCTGCCGTAAGTGGGCTGAAGGCAAGTGGAGAGGCTGAAACGGAGTTGAGTAAGGGGAGTGAATATGACAGCCTCCCCGTGACACTTCAGCGGCTTGCGACGCTGAAGGGATAGAGGTTTTCGTGCAGGGACACCACGAAAACCAACCCGCTCGGACGTAAACCAAACTAGGTAGACAGGGAAAGCACATGGCGCAGAAGGTTCAGGTTCTCCTGCTCGACGACCTCACGGGGGGAGACGCTGACGAGACGATTACGTTCGGCCTGGACGGGAAGACGTTTGAGATTGACTTGAACACCAAGAACGCCGAGAAGCTCAGGAAGTTCCTGAAGCCGTACGTGGAGGCAGGCCGGCAACCGCGGCCGGAAGGCCAAGCCCTCTCGCACCGAGAGTGAGCCGTCCTCCGAGGTCTACCGCGCGTGGGCTGCCTCCCACGGCTACGAGGTGAGCAAGCGGGGACGCGTTCCCCAGTCCATCAAGGACGCTTACGCGGCAGCCAACAAGTAACCCGCAGCAGCAACACAGCAACACAGCAACACACGGCGGCTCACTCCCTCAGGGGGTGGGCCGCCTCTCGTTTGGAGGGGATTCAGGGTGACGAAGAGGTATCGCGTTGCGCTCCACGCGCATGCGTCGGCAGAGGTTTTCGTAGAGGCGTCGAGCCCTCAGGAGGCGAACCGACTTGCGCAGGAGGAGGTAAAGGCCGGAAGGGCGAAAGTCCACCCCATCAAGCAGTGGACGCCGGTAGCCACCTCCGACCTGAGCCGGGAGCGGTGACGTGAGCGCAGAGCAGCCCTACGGGGGCGCGTACGCCGCCATACTGCGTGAGATGGTGCGGGAGCTGGATCGGTCGAAGCGGGCCGAGGGACGGGCGCAGAAGCGCGCGTCCAATACCCGCATAGGGGCCTGGCGGCAGGCTCTCCTCTGCATCCTCCTGTTCGAGCACGGGATGAACGAGGAGCAGGCAGAGAGAGCCGTCCTGGACAGCGTGAGGAACTGGAAAAGCGTGCATGACTCTGAGTTGGCAGCCGCGATCCGCTCAACCCTTCGGGAAAACGGCGGAGAAGTAACCTTCTCCCAGCTCTACAGGGAACTCGGGGACCGGTTCCTTGCAACAGAGATCAAGGCAGCGCTGGACAGTATGAGTGGCGTTGACTGCTCTCACGTGCGCACGGCCTACAGAGGGCCGGGTACGTTGGTCATCCGCAGCAATGAGGGGGAGGGGCAGTGAAGAGTTACCGCGTGAGATGGACGCAGGACGGCCAGGAGCACGAGTCAGCCGTCATGTACGACGCGCCCTGTGCCGAGGGGCGCGTGAAGGAGCTGGAGGCCACAGAGGGCGTGACCAACGTCCGCAGCGTGCCCGCGAAGCCGGGGGAGTGACGTGCCCGGAAGACCTGTAGGCGTAGAAGTCACGTACAAGTGCGACGAGTGCAAGGAGGAGTTCACTGTGTGGATTCCTCTGGAGCCGACCAACGTTGAGTTCTCGACGTACTTGCGTGAGGAACACGAAGACTGCCCGAAGGGGGAGCAGTGAGCGAAGGAATGTACCTCGCTATCAGGCCCACGGAAGAAGTGCAGAAGCAACTTGCGGACGCCTGGGTGCGGCTTGAAGAAGCGTCGGAAGGCAACATGCCCGAGACACTTCGGGAGTGCCACAGCATCGATCCTGCGGCCTTCTCTCTGCTGATTGAGGCCCTGGTGTGTCTCGGTCAGTCGGTAGACGAAGAGCTGGAGCAGCTTGCCGGTTTGAGGCCGGTACAGGAGTACCTCTCTTAGGGGTGCGACGCAAAAAAGGCCCCCTCCCGAAAGGGAGGGGGCCTTTTTTGCGTTTCTCTCAACCCCAGGTGCACCCCTGCACCTAGTGCGTGGTCGGCCTACTGGCCGAGGTCGCCCTTCAGCTCAGCCTCAAATGGGCTGTCCTCGTAAAGGGCCTTGAGGGTCTTGGTGTCCTCGTGAGAGGCCGCAACTACACCAACCCCGAGGAGAGCAGCGGAAGCCGCTACGAGCGCCTCCCACGGGACACGAGGCCACACCAGGACGAGCGCCGGCACCAGGGCCGCGAGCACGGAATAGATCCGAATGCCGTGCGCGGAAATGAAGTCGTGCATGAGTCCCCCTCTTAGCTAAAAAGCCGCTTCCAGGTCTGCGGACCGGGGTAACCGTCAGCGTCGCTTCCGGTCCAGCCCTGCGCCTTCTGGAAGGCCTTAACGGCGGCTCGGTCAACGGCAGTCCACTGAGGGCCTGGGCCCTGCTTGTAGACCTTGCCATAACCCTTCTTGACGAGCTGACGACCGAGCATGGTCACGTACTGGTTCTTCGCGCCAGGGCGGAAGTAGTAGGCACCAGGGAAGGCAGGAACACCCGGCTTTGGCTTCGGTGCAGGAGTCGGCTTAGACGGCTTCTCAGGCTTGCTCGGTGCGGGCTTGCCCTTATCCATGGTCGCCTTGATGTCCGAACGGACCTCGTCCATGTCCATCATCGTGCCTGGCTTGAAGCCCGGGTCCCACTTGCCCGGAGAACCCCACTCGCCATGCCCGATAACGCTTCCCTCGTCCCATCCGTGGAAGTCACAGATGGCCGCAGCCAGAAGCCGAAGAGTCGCGTACTGGGCCTCGGTCATCGGGTGACTCCCCGAATACCAAATCTCGATGCCGTAAAATCGAGAGTTCCCGTCAGTGTTGCTCTCGTCATCGTTCGGAATCGGCTTCTCGGCAATGACAGCATCCAGAACGTCATCATCACCCGAGCCCGCGTGATTTGCTCGACCCCAGCCGACAAGATGAATGGTGCCGTCCTGAGAAAGCCCGAACTGGCAGAGAGGGCCTGGAAGGGTCGCAGTGCCCTTGTACAGAAGCTCTCGCTGATCCTTGGAGTCGGAGCCCGTGTGGTGAACCATCAGGCCGTGTACAGGCCCCCACTTACCCATATGGTTCCGGTTGTGGGTCTTCCAATCCTTGTACTCCTTGAACGGAATACCGAACTTCTTGAGCTGCGCTACAACCTGCGCAGCAGCCATAGGAGTTGCCATTAAACCTCCGTGGGGTTAGCGGCCTGCCGCACAGCGGCGAGACGGATGGGGTCGAGAGAAGTCAGCAAGGCGACGAGGCGCGCGTTATCGCGCTCGATGTGGGTCAGCCGCTCCTTGATCTCCTTCAGGTCTGACTCAAGGCGGTTGGCTCTTGCGGTCTGCGCTTCGGCCTCTTCCTTCCAGACCCGAGCGGTATTCGTGCGGAGGGCTGCGAGGACGACAACGGCAGCAGCAATGAAGGTCACCAGAGGACCCGAATAGGAGAAGAACTGAGAAAGGGTCATAGGGGCTCCATGAGGGCAGCAAAAGGAGACTGCGGATAGACCGCAGCCGCCTTCGGTGGGGGGGTTAGGAAATAACCCGGTCCTCTGCATAGTTGTTGCCGGCCACGGTCGTGATGCCTGTGAACCGAACTCGCTCGTTGGTGCCTTCCTGGAAGACTCCAGCCGTGAGGCCGTGCAGGTAAGCACCAATGACGTTCACGTCCCGTGCGTTTGCGACCCTCACGCCGTACTGGGGGCTCGTGTTGGCCGTGCCTCCGTCGTCTGTTCCGACGTAGCAGCCGAGTCCAGTTACGACGACTGGAGCGCGATTGAGGAGCGCGAGACCCGCGTAACCCCCTCCCCCTGGCCCCCCATTTCGGCCGTCCCGTCGCGTATTCAGGGCGTTGATGAGAAAGGGGCCGTTGCCCGTCGCGTCGATTCGCACACCATCCCAACCGTTTCGGTCGGTGCTGCACGCGCTCAGGGTCATCGAGCCCGAGCCAGGCCAGTTACCCCACGCGCCGGTGATGTGGAATCCGTAACCGCCGCACCACTCAACACGGCAGGCTTCAAGGATGGTGTTGGCGGAGTTAACCAGCTTGATTCCAGTAGCCCAGCAGCCAATTACCTGAACGTCGATCAGAGAGAGGTCCGTCTGACGCTCAAACACAATGCCGTTAGCCTTGCAGTTGTCGACCATGACGGAGTGCAGGCGCCATGAGTACGGCCACTCGTTCCCGGCATTGGCAGCGGTGATGATGCCGTTGTTCGGCATCTTCCGAATGCAGACATCCCGCATCACAACGTTCTGCACGTTCCCCTTGGAATAGACACCATCAAGAGTTCCGGTGGGTACCTTGGAGCCGTCGAGCATCAGATTAAAAATCCTCTGCTCACCGTTGATCGCGGGGTGAGTTCCGTCGGCATCACCAATGATCTGAAGCATGGCGCCAGTGGTGAACGTGGGAAGGGCCTGGATGTAGCACGGGAAGTCCTCGTCTACCATCCCGGGGCCGATCATCAGGTTGGAGTGAGAGCCCATGAGGGTCACTCCGCGGGGGAGGTCCAAGGGCGCAGAGGTGCGATAGACCCCCTTGGGGAAGTAGACGAGGCCGCCGATGCCGGCTGCGTTGATGGCCGACTGAATCGCGGTCGTGTCGTCAGTGACCCCGTCGCCCTGGGCGCCGAAGGCGGGGGCCTGAACGTTCAGCCAGTCGAGGAGATCCGGAGGCGTGAGAACTGGGATCTGAGACGTTGGCACCTTGCCTGTGGTGTCGAGCGTCGCCAGGCCGTTAGCGGCGCCCCGGAGGGCCTCCAGCTCCGCCATGACAGCCTCTCGCGACCCATGGGGGTCATCAGCTCCCACGTGGGCAGACAGCCGCTCTCCAACGTCGTTGGCCACCAGTGCAACCCGAGGGCCTCCGAAGTCGATCCAGAGCCGCTCAGCCCCCTCCGGGCCGTAGAAGCCGGGGATCATCCCGTCCTCGTCGGCAACCAGCTCGGTGATAGCGGCGCCGGACAGGTCGGTGAGGTCGGTTACCTGGGCAGCGCCATCGCTGGAGCCGTCCCAGCAAGTTCCAGTAGCACCAGGGACACGGGCACCCGTAACGTCCTCAGCCACGTCAGCGGCCGTGCCGCCGAACAGAAGTCGAGCCATGAAATCTCCTTAGGGGCAACAAAAAAGCCCCCGATGGGGGCTGAGGCGTACGTAGGGGTAAGGCGTTACATCTCTGCGGCCTCATATGTTCCGGAGATGGTGAGGAACCCCTTACGGGGGAATATCGTCAAGCCGTCGAGGCCCTGTGACGTGGTGCTCGCGTTAGGTACGTAGAGGTAGAGGGTTGAGGTATTACCACCTCTGTTGGTCTTACCCGTTACCTCAAGGAAGTTGGGCAGTGCCGGGGAACGTCCCGCGCCGTTGTTGTCGATGTGCCCAGTGATGACTTGACCTGTAGCGCCGTTTGCGGGAGTCGGCAGCGTCACACCAACAATCCAGTTGTCGCCGGTCGCCTTGATGTCCGACGAGGACGTACTAGCGATGTAGACCGAGAACCAGACGGTGTTTGGGGCAATCCAACGCCACCGACCCATGCGCGTGGCAGGGTTGCCGCAGTTGACCATGCTTGGTGTGTAGGTCCGAGACTTGCCCAGGTGTCGAGTGATCACCCGACCATCGCGGCCGTTGAAAGCCTCGTACTGCGAATAGTTGCTGTTGTTGTCCATGTCCACGTAGAACGTGCCTCGCGGCTGAAGAGCAGCTCCCTCTTCCGCGTTCCAGGGGTAGGCCACCCGAGCAGGGACGTTGAACGGCATGCGGCCCTCGATGGTGACCGATGCGTTGTTGGCCGCTGCGGTGACCTCATACAGGGGCATTTCCCAGAGGCCGCCCGCCTGCCGGCGGGGAGTTGGGACGACCGGAGTAGCCGCAGCCGTGCCCGTGATAACGGCTATGTTCACCGCGCTCTTAGCCATGTCAGCCTGAAGAACAATCAGGTCCTTACGCGGCCTGGTGGTGCTGTTGTTGGGGATCGTGACAGACAGCGCTGCCGTGAGGGTGTAGTAGAAACCGCCCACCCAAGCCTTGCCTGGATTGATCTGAACAGTGCGACCGTTCACCACCGAGGCATTGAACGGCAGAAAGCTGGTTCCGTAGGTCGTTGCGGTGAGCTGAAAGTCAACTCGGTCACCGCCCCACATGTTCGCCATGGCTTGCCACTGGGATTGAGAGACGATCTGTGATCCCCCGTTGGCGTTGTCCGCGTTGAAGGGGTAACTGATCTCAGCCACGGGTCATCACATCCTCGACTCAAGGCGGCGTAGCTTCCGCTGCATGTCATAAACGGTCTTGTAGAGGTTCAGTGGGTCGCCCGTGCCCTGCTTACCGATCTTCGGAGACACGTCCTGAACGTTTCCGCCATCGTCGATAGAGACCACAACCTCTCGGACGACATCGACGTATTCCGTTCCGTCCACGGCAACAGTCACCTTGTCGCCTACGAAATAGTGCTTGCCGAACTGGCAGTCTGGGGTGTCGATGGGGTAAATCTGGAAGTTTCCGTTCCTCTCGCCCTCTTCCAGGACGGAACTTGCAGCGTCCTTGGCGGCTTCCTTGGCGTCCTCAAATTCCTGATCCGTCATGGTCGAATCAGCCTTGATGACGGCTCCCGTAGAGGTATTCACCTTGAGCTGAATGTCACGGCGATCTACGAACTGCTCGATCTTCATGCCCCATTCGGCCTCGGCCTCAGCGTCAACCTTCTGGTAGTAGTACCGATCAAACTTCTCGCCGGCACAGCCCACGATGGCCCGAGTCACCTTCGGAGCGCTGAGCGTCCAAATGAACTCCCGTAGATTTCCCAGCTCAGGAGAGAAACGCACTTCCGCAGACTTGTCGGTAGGGCGGAAGACTTCGAGGTCGATACGCTGAGCCTGAGCGTTGTAGACGAAGCGGTAACCGACACCCTTGGCGTCAAACCACTCTTCGAGCTTGGAGCCGATTACGTCCATTCGCATCTGGTCCGCGATGATGGGCCACGGCAGGGCTACCCCGTCAGGTTCAGTGCCGACATTCAGGCCCGTGACTCGTCGATCTGCAAGAGCACCAGGACCAAGAGCCCAGTTCAGCTCTCGCCATACGTGCTTCTCCATAGGGACTGAGGGCGCGATGAGGCGCCAGGGCCGAGCAGCCTGATAC